CATTTTTAAGCTATTGTTGCGCGGCGGTATCCAACGAGGTTTCCATTGTTGGACACATATCCATCGTATTGTTTGGCGGTTGATTTGGACGCAGAGCTTCCGTAGGCGGTCATTCCGGTGTTGGCGACAGAACCGATGCCGCTGGCCAGCGCGGAGTAGCCGCCTATCGCGGTGGCGCGGGCGGTGGCGTTGCCTGCCATCTGCTCGATGGCGGCTTGGCGCATATTGATTCGGTAGCCTGCTCCTGCGGCTTTCTCTGTGAACTGCGCGTCGTTGAAGCTGATCTGCGCGGCTTTTTTGTTCATCGCCGAGGCGAAGAGTTCGGAATTCAAATTGAAATCGCCGACGAGTTCGTTCATCCCGGCCTCGTAGCGTTTTTTCTCCGAGGAGAGATTGGCGAGGAGACGGGTATCGGCGACCTGCATTTCGTAGAGATTGGCGGTATCAGCCAAAACTGCAAGAGGAGAACCCTCGGTGGTCACGCCCCCGGCGGCGTATTGGGAGCGTTGGAGTCCGAGGATGCGGGCCTTCTCGGCGCGGATGCGGTCGGCTTGCTCGCGGGCTTGGCGATCCTCGCCATCGGCTTGGGCGCGGAGTTGCTGGGATTGCTGCTGAACGAGGACATTGTTCATGTTCGCCTGGTCGGCCTGCGACTGCGCGTTGAACATGGACATCTGCGAATTGAACTGATCCGCCTGCGCGGCCCGCTCCGCTGCCATGCGCTGCCATGCGGCGTTCTGCTCGTTCTGGATGCGGTTGTATTCGGCGATGGCGGCTTGGGATTTTGACTGCTCGTTGGCGGAATACATGGCGATTCCGGTCGAGGCGGCGGTGGCCAGCGCAGATATTACCAACATTGTTGTTAACCCCCCGTCAGCCATTAGAAACCTCCTCAGTTGGTGTCATAAGAAAAACTTGGTCGCGATTGGCTTCGCGGAACCCCTGCCGCTCCAGCACCCGGGCTATGCCGGGGTATGTGAAGACCGCCATCGTGTGGTAGCCGAAATCCTTGGCGATTTTTTTGAGGCAAGCCACGCAATGTTTGAAAGCGAGCATCGCGGTTTTCAAGGAAAGGCCGGGGGCGCTCACGGCATGGTCTGCTAGACACATCCCGCAGGAGTTGTCCATGTGGAGGAAGAGGGCGGAGACCGGCTTGCCGTCGATCTCGCAGACGACTCCGCATTTCGGGAGCATCGGCTCCGGGCGGCGGTGCTTGCCGTGGGCATGCCACCACTCCGAGAGCATCTCGTAGTCGGTCGGTTCGTAGTGGCGGATGGTGATCTCACTCATTGCCGTAAGCGTCCCACTTGGGGAGGATCGAGATGATGCACATTGGGTAAGGTTCGTTCTGGCGGACATCGACATCGGCGTCGATGCCGAACGCTCCGCCGAGGATGATCTTTTGGTCGCCCGTGGTGGTCGTCGGGGCGAGAGCATACCATGTTCCATTATTTGTGCGAACTTCGCCGCCCCGGCTTTTGAGGGTGCGGACGACGACTTGGTGGATGCGCTTCTTGCGCGACTGCGCGGTGCCGTCCTCGAAATCGGCGTCGAGCTTCATCGGGCGGAGCATTGAGGTGTAGGGCAGGCCGACATATCCTGCGGCGGCTTGGGGAACGGTGATGGCACCGTTGTTGACCGTGCGCGTGACGGGAGAGCTTCCTTCCTGCATCACCGTAACGGTTTTGCCTTCCAGATGCGCGAGGCCGGAAATCGAGCGGTTGACCGCGCCGGTCGCGAAGGAAACATGACCATCGAGATAGCGGTAGTCCTTGGCGGTCTGGTCATCGATGTGTTTTCTCCAGAGGAGCGGAAATCGCTCCACGGTGCGCTTGGTGGCGGCGGCGTCACCGGTGTAGGTGAAAACGCCGTCCGTCAAGTTGGAAACCGGCGCGGAGTAGCTGCCATCCACAACGACAACGCGAGTTGTGGTCGGGGTGATCGAAGAATTGGCAATGCCTAGCGACTCGCCAATCAAGCTGCCGATGGTGAAGGTGTTCGACCCGGGATTGGCCAAGACGACATAGGTTTCCGTGGCTGAAAGATTCGACCCGGCAGGGAGGTTCGTGAACTGGACTCTTTGACCGGCGACGATGCCGACATTGCGCTTCACGACCATCCAAAGTTCGTCCTCGGTGCCATTTCCGTAGATGGTGGCGACCGACTCGACATCCGCATCGCCGAGGGTGTGGCGGTGCCATCCGACGACTTTCTGGTCGCGCTCGTAGGTCATGGCGATGAGTGTGCCGTCTCCGCGAACGCACCAGAGGACCGCATCGGGTTGTTGCTGGTAGGCAATGTCCACGATCTCCCCGGAGGTGATGTGTTCGGCCAGCAAGGTCAAATCCGGCGCGACCCAGCCGTCCTTGTTGAGTTCGTAGACCAACTCACGCACCTTGCGTCCGTTGCGCTGGACGAAGAGGAGGACATCGTTCACCAGCGCGGCCTTCATATATTTTGACCCGTAGGATGATTGCCGGTTCGCCTGCACATTGGTGGCCGAGAGCGCCTGCGAGGAATCGGCGCTGCCAATCGTCCACTCGTCGCCGGATGTGCCGATGAGAAGTTGGGATTGGCTATACATCCAATTGATGCGGTTGCCCTCCGAGGCCGCGAGCGTGAACTGCACGGCATCGCTGGCGGTGACGCCGGTCTGGAAATTTTCAAAATCATCGATGGCGCTGCACCAAATGGTGTTTGGCTGGGTGGATGTGCCGCCATAGCAGAGGCGTTGCTCATGCATGGCGACCGAGCGCGGGTAGCCGGTTTGGCCCGAAAAGCCTGGCTCGGTCCAAAGGGTTGTTTTTTTATTGTTGAGCGAATCCGCTCCAAGCCATTCCGTCACGGTTGCAGATGCCGTGAGTCCGTTGCTTGCTACCGAGTTGATTTTAACGATTCCGCCTGTCGAGTAATTTGAATTGGAAAGAAGGGCGCGGGCTTTTGTGTCGAGAGTGTAGGTAAAAGTTCCGTCAACCAATCCGCTCAAAGTCAGCAAGGAAACGCTCACGACTCCCGATTTAATAACGACTGCTGTCTCTCCCCCGTAAATTCCGTTGTTTGCGACGGAAATACTGGTATTGTCCAAATTTTGGATTTGGAATGTGTTGCCGCTGACATTTTTTACCGTGTAAGTGTCTGAGGATTTCAGTGCGCTGGTCTCAGGGAGTAAAGTGAATTGCACTTCTTGCCCGTTGGCAATTGGGTTGGTGTGGGTGCTAACCCAAATCTTTAGTCCGCATCGGTCGGCCTCATTTCCGCTGGCAAGAATGTTTTTGTCGGCGTTGACATCGTATTCCCGGACGACCTCCATCTGTGAAAGGTTTTCAATTTCTGCGGTGCCAGAGGTGCCGCCGGAATTTGCCACCGAAATTGTGTAAGCGTTGTCGTTTGTGACCGTGATCGAATACGGAATGGTCGTAGCCAAAGGCGATCCGCTGACGATGTGAACGAAGTCGCCTGTTTGGTAGCCGTGGTCGGTATGTGAAATCGTGGCGGTCGTTCCAGACCGGGTGAAACTTTTTTTGATCGGCCCTTTTTTCCAGACTTCGTTAGGTATCCGCATGAGGCGGAGGGTGGCGTTCCAGATACCGCTGGTGCTGAAATCCCACGCTCCAATGGTATCGAGGGACTTGCTCACGCCAACGGCGTTGATTGTGTATTCTGTAAACGCAGTGAGTCGTTTCCATTTCAAGTCCCAACGGGTGTTGACATGGCCGGATTTGAAAATTGGATCGCTTGCGGTGAGCGTCACGGTGCCTTGATTGCTGCTGGAAGAAATCGTGGTGTCGGTGCTGTTCCGTTGCAGTTGTGGCGGGAAGTCCCAAACGACCTCCGCGAATGTCCAGTTGTTATCTGCGAGGCGCGAGAGTTTGTAGGGGGGGTAGTTCGCGTGGGCGAAATACATGATGTCGTTGATCTGGACATATTGAATTTCGCGCAGGTCGGCTCCCACATACGGGTGCGAGATTTCCAAAGTCCCGCCCGAGGTGTTGGTCTGCAAGGCTCCCGTGGCGGGGTTCCAAAATCGAAGGTAGCCCACGCCCATTTCGATGAGGAACCGGGTCGTGGTCGAGAAGTTGAACCCGATCAAGCGGGTCTGGCTGGTGGCCGATTTGGTGGCTCCGAGGAATTGCGTCCCCGGGCGGCGGATGACGCCGCCGTAGGGCAGGATTTGGAAGTTCTCTAAAGTGCGGCAGGCGCTGCGGTATTTCTCCAGACTCGTCCGGGCGTCGATGAAGGGCGAGACTTCACCGGCGTTGAACGATGGATAGAAATCGAACTTCGGCATGCTACTTTTTGAGGTCGCGGAGGATTTTGACGAGGGTGACGAGGCCGACCGCGAACCCGACCGTTACGGAGGCGAAACGCATCCACGCTTCCAGATGCGGAAGCATGGAGTAAATCGCCGCGCCGATGGAGGTGGCGCTGCCGATGAGGCCGGTGGCTGCGGATTTGAGTTGGTCGCTATTCATTAGGAGTTCGCTTGAGCAAGAAGATTCCCGAGGATTTCTGTGGTCGTGACTTGCGAGAGCCGAGTCGGGTTGAGGGCCGAGACTTTCGCGAGTTCGCTCGATAACTCGGTTCTGACCTGTGAGGAAATCTGGCTGGCGGTGGGGACGGTGGGCGCGTTGGTCAATGTTGTTGCGGTATCGACAAGCCCGCCGGTGATGGTGCGGGTGGCGTGGCTCCACACGGCTTCTGGCGTGAGGACTGCCGTGCCTGTGGTGTTGTCCACGGGGACTCCGAGGGCGACTGACCCTGCGGCTGGCACTGCACATGTGCCGGTCTGCGCTCCGCTGGCGTAGGTCACGCCGCTCCGCACATTGCTGGCGGCTGGCATGGCGGCGTTTTGCGTGGCGTCGATCAATGTCTTTGCGCCTGCGGTGTCGCAGAAGTTGAAGACGGCGACATTGGTGTTGGCTTTTTTCAACCGGATGCGTCCATTGACTGGGCTTTGGCCAAGGGTTCCAAATTCGATTTGCTCCGCGATTGTAATGGACGATTGGTTCGCCACATTGCTGACGCCAACTGCTGCGGATAAGCCAACCGAGCCGCCTCCAAAACCATTGCCAACTGCGCGGGTCACGGTGACTTGACCCGTCGATTCGTTGTTGATGGCAGGGGCCGCAACGCCACCTATGGCTTGGCCGACAACCGTGATGTTTCCAGCGCCCGTTACTCGAACGCCATAGTTTGTGGAATGCGCTCCACCGGTCACATTGCCGGTAATGGTGCAGCTACCTGCTCCAGTCATTCGTATTCCCTCACCCACGCCAAATGAAGTGTTAGCCGCGCCTGTGACATTTCCGCTAACAACAACATTCGCGGATGACATATTTAACGCACAAGTGCCTGCTGATAATCCAGCTCCTCCAATTAGGTTTCCAGTTATTGTCAATGTGCCAGTATTTAGTGTGTTAGTTATTGCATGTGCGGATGCAGATCCGCCCGCGCCACCATATAGATTTCCGACGATAAATTGGGATGCCGTTGGGTTTGCTGTCAATGTGGCTACGCTTGCGGTTCCTCCATAAACATTTGCTGTTAAAGTTACTCCATCGCTCATTGTAAATGACCCGCCCGCTGTTGCTCCGCCAGTTGCATCGTTGCGAATCTGACCAGTTCCGCCAAGATTGGTGGACACATTTACGGTGATCGTGAATGAGTTAGCCATTAGGACATCGCCGCTGGCAAATGTGACGGCGGCGGCTGTGCCGGTTGGTGTGGTGGCCCAGACATCGGCGGCGTTTATGTTCCCGGCTTTGCGGGCAAAGTAGGTTGCCATAATTAAAGTCCTTTCGCGGTGATGTAGGCTTGCAGAGCGGCTTGGATCGCGCCAACCGCTTGCTGTGTGGCTTCGTCGCTGCCTGCCAGTGATCCGAGCGCAATGCCGATGGCGGCTTCGTCTGCGGTGATGACCTCGCCATTCTCGATGCGGGTCGGGACGAGGCGCATGGCGACATTGGCGTCTGAAGAACCATCGCCCAGATACCGGCCAGATATGGCCAAGTTGAGCGAGAATTTGTCGTAGGATTTTCCGTTGATTTCGATTGGGTTGGTAGCTGTCATGGTGGTGGTGGGTTTGAGGTTTTAGCTGTAGGAAAGTGAGGCGCGATTACTCCACGCGCCGGTGGCGGATTGGGTGGCCGTGACCGACCCATCGGCATCGGTGGTGATGCGGGTGATCGTCCAGCCGGCGGAGGATTCGGCGGTGCCGGTGGGGGCGGTGCCGTAGTAGTGGTAGGGTTCTGCCCAAGCGGCGCGGGCG